GCCCTCGGTCAGCATGCGGGCCGCTTCGGTGCTGGCCTTGATGGCGGCGAAGCGCCGCTCGATCTTTTGGCCGTACCGATGGATGGATGACTTGCCGATCTGGTAGCCCTTCTCGCGCAGCATCTCCTCCAGCGCCTGGTAGCCGCTGAAGTTGCTCTCCGCGAGGGCGCGTTCCAGCCAGCGCCGCACATCCTCCGGCAGGCCGTCGATGCTCGACCGGCGGGCCATCATGCGCTCCAGTATTTCTCGGGCCGGGCGATGCCGGGCGCGCAGTCGATGGTGTACTCGGCAATGTCGACACCGTAGCGGGTGAGGTCCGCGAACCAGGCGCCCGAGGGGGTCTTGTTCAGTTCGACCAGCTTGCGATCGTCCAGGTAGTCCAGCTCGCGCCGAACCTCCAGCGCGGTGGCGTCCGGGTAGATGGCGCGCATCACGTCCAGCAGGAATTGCTCGCTGCTGGTGTGTGGCCTGGCCTTGTCCAGGGTGTTGATGAGGTTCCAGCGCATGGACTCGCGCCGTACCTTGACGTGGTCAACCATTTTTGGCTCCCTTCATTTGAACCACTTCGAGCTTGTTGTAGAGGGCGTCCAGCTTGGCCTCGATCACGCTTTGGCCCCGGACGTAATCCTCGCGGCGGACATAGTGCAGCGGCAGTTCGGCCTGGAAACGCAGGAAGGCGCGCTCCAGTTCCGCCCAGCCTTCGGCCTCGCGGCGGTTCTGGTCGATCACCGTTCCGAACTTCTCGTCCCAGTGCCGGCCGGCCTGTTCACGGGCGCTTTCCATCGCCTCGAATCGGTCGTTCAGTCGGCGGTCTATCTGCGACAGCAGCAGCTTCCCCGCGGCGAAGAGGAAGCCGAGGAACGCGATCAGAAGCGTGACCAGTTGCCAGAACTCAACTTGCACGGTCATGAGTGGGTTCTCCCTTGATGTTCTTGAACGGTCTGGCATTCCACGCAGAGCGTGACGCCGGGCACGGCTTGCTGGCGCGCGGCCGGGATCGGCTCGCCGCAGTGCAGGCACTGCGATGCAGAGCGCCCGGCCGGGCGGGCGGCGCGCTGCGCAGCGAGGGCGAACTCCCGGTCGGCCATCTCGCGGTCGCTGGCTTGATCAGCGATGTCCATCGGCGTCCCCCTGGTGCCAGTCGATCAGCGCGTCGAGCCGGCTGCGGCAGGTGCCGTACTGGCGTTGGGCGTTGTCGATCCAGCCAGCGACGTCGGTATCGCTGGCAGCGGGGGCATCCGCTGCATCAGCCCCGCTGGCGGGCGCGGGCACGGATGCAGCGCCGGGGCGGCCGGCGGATTCGTTGAGCAGCCGCACAGTGCCAGCGTTAAGGCAAGGGCGGCCAGTGGTGAGGCGTTTGATTTCACGTGCATGCTCCTGGGCTTGGGTTTGACGGTTGGTTTCTTCGGCAGCCAGGCGCGCTTGCAGGGTGTCGCCACGGGCCTGGGCCTGCTGGAACCGCGTCAGGGCGGCTTCGGCCGCATTGGTCTCGCTGGCTGCATGGTCGCGCTGCAGCTTGGCCAGGGCAGCGTCGCCGTCTGCCTTGGCGAGACGGTGGCCGAGCGCATAGCCCGCGCCGCCGGCCGCAATGGCAGTGACGGCGGCCAGTGCCAGGGCGGCCAGCAGGGCGTTCAGTCGGGTGGTGGTGATGAGTGCGTTCATGCGTCTTTCCTGGGGGCCTCATTCGTGGCGCAGCTCCCTTGGCCCCAGCCGGCGGCCATGTAGCGCGGCTCGAAGGTGCGCAGGATCAGGCGCGGATAGCCCCGGTTTTCCCGGAAGGCGGCGGCGTGGCGCCCGGCGTTGTAACGCTCGACCTGGTCGAACCAGCGGGCGCTGTCGGCCCCTTGTGCGGCGGCCAGCTTCTGGTCGCGCCATACCCAGCCGAGGCCGCCGTTGTAGGCAGCCAGGGTCATGGCCATGCGCTCGCAGGGCGAGGCGGCCTTGATGCGAATCCACAGGTGGCGGTCGTAGGTGACCAGGGCGCGCAGACCCCAACCGGGGTTGAAGGGCTGCCGGGCGGCCAGCGCCGGATAGGCTTGGGCAATCCAGTCGGCGGTGGCCGGCATGAACTGCGCGATGCCCTGGGCGCCGACCGGGCTGATCGCGTCCGGGCGCCAGCGGCTTTCCTGATGCACCTGGCTGGCGAACGTGGCCACCGGGGCGTCGAGGCCCCACACGGCGCGGGCGTTGCGGGTCAGGTCGGCGCGGTGCTTTTGCGCACCGGGCGGGATGTTGGCGGCGGCCGCATTGCGGAAGCACAGCAGGCCAGCGGCCACCAGGGCGAGCAGATAGCCGATCCAGAACACCCCGGCCGGCGTGAGTTTGACGAGGCGGCGCATGGTCAGAGCCCCAGCGCCACGCCGGCCACCACGGCGCCGACGATGATCGCCCGTCTGAGCATGGCGGCTGCAAACGGCAGGATGTAGCCGGCGGCAACGCGGTAGTCGGCGTCGTATTCCGGCTCGTCCGTACCGCGACGCCAGTCGCGCTCCAGGTAGCTGTCGGGCCGGGCGTAGGGGAACAGCGAGCGGTCGAGCCAGTAGGCGACGACGGCCGCCAGGCTGATCAGGGACAGTTTGTAGAGCGCGACGGGGAGCTGCTGGGGCGAGATCAGCGCAATGGCGATGATCAGCAGCAGGGCGGCCAAGAGCCACCCGGCCATGCGCGGGATGCGTTTCGGGGACATGCTTCCTCCTGCGGGTTGAAAGTCGGAACAGCGCCGACCGAACCCGCGAGCAAGCACGCATCCCGCACCGACCATCGTCACGAAGGCGTGACGGCAGCCGAGGCATGCAGGGCCATCCAGCCTAAGAAGGTGGCTGACCCAGCGAGGAAGGTACTGACGGATCGAGAAGCGCATGCCGCCATCTTCGGGCGGCATGCGAATGGGGTCTTTTAATCTGGTTTAGAGAGAGGCAGGCCAAACGGCCAGGAAGGGGCAGTTTAAAGAACTACGCTAGAAACTGGCGTGCAGGCCGGCAAGAATGGCGCTTCACAACCCTGGAGTCATCCCATGAAAAGACTGTTTCGTCTCAGTGTCGAGCGCCTGACGGTGGCGCTCCTTCGATATCTGTTTCCAGAGCTTGCTGCATCTGCACCAGCAATTCGTAGAGTCCCCGCGTTGCTGCTGGGGAAAGGCGAAATTGCACTTCTAGTCCTGCCTGTGACGTCGGAAGCGTCATCTGCAGCTCCCCAGAATCCGTCTGAAGCGTCAGCTGACTAATGTCGTCAATCATCACGGGGCCAATCACTGGCATAGCTCTTCTCCCTTTGCCCCGCGTGCCGGGGCGTTTTTTTGTCTAAAAGTCGGTGTGGGCAGGACGGCCGATGCCTGGCGGGCAAGGGCTAGTGAACTCAACCAGATCAACGCCTCGCCAAGTCAGTTTGAGATACCAGCCCCCGCTCTTTTCGGTCACTTTCAGCAATTCGTGATCCGCAAGGTAATCCAGCTCTCGACGCAACTCGCGGAGGGTGGTGCCTGGATAGACGGTTTGAATGAGCGCAAGCAGCGCCAGATCGGCCATCTTCTCTGGGCGACTGACATCCAGGTGCAGCAGACTCAACCAGCGAACATGTTCGTGCCGAACCCTCGCCTGTAGCGCAACCACGTTTGACTCAGCAGCCTGATCTTTTGGCATGGCCATCGTGGATTTACGCACTTCGCTTCCCCCTATGGCGTTGCGCGAACGCAGCGCTTGTCTCCCGCAAGAGACGCTGTTGATCCTCTGGTGAGTGCCGGTAGTTATCCAATAAAACCGCCTCTTCAGGCTTGAGGGCTGGTGTCGGCGCAGCAGCGCCAGATCGCTGACCGGTGAGGATGTAGAGAACATCGGCGCCGGCAGCGGCAAACAGTGCGAGAACTTCAGTTCCCATAACCGCCTTCCCACGTTCGTATTTCCCCCACATCTCACGACTTACCCCGCACGCCTGACCAGCGGACTCTTGGCTCAGGCCAAGCCGCTTTCTTTCTTCGGCGACACGCGGAGAAACAAGAGAAGAAAAGTCCACTCAATTCCCCTTGACAATGAGAACTTTAATTCCCATAATTCACTTCACATTCACAACAAATTCACCCGGAAGAAAGCGCCACAATGGACACCCTGATGAATCGCCTCGCCGAGCTACTCGGCCCTGATATTGCCCAACGCCTGGCCGCCGAGTTCCGCGGCCAGGCGATCTACTTCCGCATGGAAGACGCCCATGCGCTGCGCGATCAAATCCGCCGCGATGGCGCAGCGCCCCAGCGCTGGACCAGCGACGAACTGCGCGAGACCGGGCGCGTGGTCGATCGTGGGGATGGCTTTCTCGAACTGGAACGCACCCCCGAGGAAAGCGCCGCCGTCGATGCCGCGATCCTCGCCGAGTTCAACGGCATCAACCATTGCCAGCTGGCTCGCCATTACCGCGTCAGCGTCCAGTGGGTGTATCGCCTGGTGCGGCAGGCACAACGCGAAGCCGCAGCTGCGGCGCTCCGGGCAACCGTTGAAGGCGCCGATGAAGTTCTTTGGGTAGCCCCGGTGACTCAACTGGCGCTCCTTCCCGCGCTCGAAGCTGTGACTCTAGTTGCAGAAAGGGCCAAAGCGCGGGGGCGTCTGGATTCTCTTGCAGTTGCCCTCGTACTTCTTCCTCCAGCGCATCCGCAAGCCGCTCCGGCGGGCAACCCGCCGCCTGCAGCTGCGCCAGCAGAAAACCGGCCAGCGCCTCAAGACCGCGACGCCAATCCGCCGCCTGCTGCGCCGTGAGTTTCTTTTCAAAGTCCATACCAACCTCTTTCAACCAAGGAGACCACGCCATGACCTCCGATCAAGTCAAATCCAGCCTGCGCCGCCAGGGCGTCACCATCACCCAGTGGGCTGCCGATCACGGCTACCCGCGTGGCGCGGTGTACCGCGTCTTGAACGGCATCGACAAGGCGCACTTCGGCCGTGCTCACGAGATCGCCGTCAAGCTCGGCATGAAGCCGGCCCCCGAGAAACTCGCCGCGTAAGGCTGGCCATGCTGAACAAACGAGCCACCCCCTTCGGCGGCCCTATCGACCCGCATCATGGGCGCCCCGATACAGTTCCGCCACTGCACGGGCTTCTGACCACTGAGGTTGCTCGCCTTCGATCGCTGCTGCAATCGCTGCCATGCCAGCGATGCATTCACGCTGTTGCGGATACGAGCCGTCTAGCTGTCCAGCCAGAAGGCGCATCTCCCGCACCAGGTCAGGAGCCTCAATGATGTTCCTGACATCCAAATGCCGGATCAGTAGGCCCAGCGTGCGGTATAGCGCATCGTCGCGGCCGGCGAGTTCATTGAAATCAGAGTCCTCCATCCGTTTATCCAATCTGCGAATTATCCACTTTCCATCGTATCTGCTGCAAATCGCTTTCGATAGCTGCAAAACAGCTATTTGTTTGGACGGCGCAGTTTGGAGGGTTTTCCAGTGAATCGCCGAAATTGCAAGCGTGTACCAACGAGCTTGAAGAGCGCGTTCGAGCAGGATAAGGAGCAGGGCATTCGCACGCGCGGCCTGTCGGTGGAGCGCCACGCCGAGCTGCAGGCCGTGTCGGCCTCGCGCCTGTACAAATGGATGGAAGACGCCGATCTGCCGGCCAACCGGCTGGCCGCATGGTTTCACAACACGAATGGCGGCGCGGTGATCCGCTATCTGTGTGCGCAGGCCGGCGGGCTATTCATTCCCGTGCCCACTGGCCGGCCCCCGAATCCCATTGAGATGGCCGAACTGCAAAAAGTGCTGGCCGAAACCACCAGCGCCCTGCTGCGCTTTTACGGCTGCCAGGCCGATGCCAACGCAACCCTTGGCGAGGTGCAACAGGCGCTCGAAGCGCTGGCCTGGCATCGCGGAAACGTCGAGAAGCACGCCCAACCCGAATTTGATTTCAAGGAGGTGAAGTGATCACCAAACAAGACCGACTCAGCTACGACTTGTCGAAGAAGGTTCCTGACATGCAGTGCGGCTTCCGGATCTCGACCAGCTATGGGGACATCCATGTCGGCGCCCAGGATGCGGAAGCCTTTCAGCGCCTGGCGGAGCTGATGCTCACCCGCAAACTGGAAAACGCGATTGCCGCCGAGAAGCAGATGAAGGAGATGGGCGATGGCCATTGAAAAGAAGGGGATGAGCCAGTCCGCCGGCAAGGTGCTGGACGTCCTGAATGTGTTGCTGGGCCACTTCGCTCACGGCCTGACGCCGACCGAGTTGGCCAAGACCACCGGTCTGGACCCCAGCGCCATCACCCGCTACGTCGCCACCCTTGAAGAGAGGGGCTTCGCCGAGCGCATCCCGGAGACCGGCCGCATCCGGCCGTCCGTGCGCCATGCGCAGCATGCAGTCGCGATCTTGCGCAGTCTGGACAGTGCTCAACAACGGCTGGACGAAATCAAAAACCGTCTGGCCACCCACGCTTTATAACCCGGAGGAAGTTCATGCCCCATCTGTTTGACATCGCAGTTCATGCCCCTGGCGACTCACTCAACAGCGTCGTGATCCCCAATATTGAGGCAGACGAGACTACCGCCGCCGAATCTGCCAAGGCATACGTGCTGAACGCAATCAAGGTACTGGCCAATACGCCAGTCAGCGAGTGGCGCACCCGCGTCATTCGTGCCGCCCACGTTACGGACATTAATGAGTGAGGAAAGCATGGCAAAAGGACGAACCCCGACCCAAACGATCAACCCCAGCGACAGTGTCGAACTGGGCAACTTGCCGCAGATGGCACAGGCTGCCAACCAGTTGGCGGTGATGCACGAGGAGCGCCAGGCAACAGTGCGCGCCGTGGCCGCCCAGCTTGGCTACCAGTTGCCCGCCGACTGCACCGACCCCGACCTGATTCAGCGCGACATTGCCGCCAACATGCGCCGCAGCGTCGAAGCCTGCCTGGAAGTCGGGCGCGGCCTGCGCGTACTGAAGGAGGTATGTGAGCACGGCAACTTCATCGCGCGCCTCGACGCACTTGGAGTCGACCGACACGTCGCAGCCCGCTTCATTCAGGCAGCAACGAAGTTTTCAAATGTGCCGACGTCGGCACATTTGACCAAGGCCATTGGGACACAGAGCAAGCTCTTGGAGATGCTGGTCCTGGATGACGAGCAGATCGAGGAACTGGAGCTGACCGGCCAGACCGGCGAGCTGAAGCTCGACGACATCGCCACCATGAGCATCAAGGAACTGCGCGCCACCTTGCGCGAGGCCCGCGAAAACAGCCATGCCAAAGAACGCTTATTGGCAGACAAGAACAGCAAGCTCGACCAGCTCACCGAGGAGGTGGCGAAGGCCAAGAAGCGCGTCAAGGCGCTGCCGCCTGCCGACGTCGGCGAGGAAATCCGCAAGGAAGTTACGACGCTGGCCGCCCAGGCCGAGGTAGGCATCCGCGCCATGCGCGCCGGCCTGCAGGCGCTTGCCGAGCACACCGAGGCCCACGGCATCGACCACGGCGACTTTACCGCCGGGCTGATCTGCCAACTGGAGCTGACCCTGCGCCAGCTGCGCGGCGAGTTCGACGTGAAGACCGCACCCGATGGCGACGACACCCCGGAATGGATGCGCGAAGGCAACTCGGAAGCCGTCAATGCGCTGATCGCCAGGCAGATGGCCGATGCCGGTTGGAAGCGCGACGCCGAGGGCCGCATGGTGCCGGCCGACGCCGAGGAAGCCTGATCCATGAGCGCCGTCCTGACCGAACGACTGGTGGCCATCGCCTTGGCCGCCCGGCAGGCCGGGCAAGGCGGCAAGGGCTCTATTTACGACGCCGCGTGCCAGGAGCTGGGGATGTCCCGCGCGACCCTGGCGCGCAAGATCAAGGAGGTAGCTGTCATGGCCCCACGCAAACGCCGCTCCGATGCAGGCCAGAGCGCCCTGACCCTCGACGAGGCCAGGCTGATTTCGGCCGCGCTGATGGAAACCATCCGGAAGAACGACAAGCGGCTGTATTCGATCAAGGATGCCGTGACGATGCTGCGCGCCAACAACGCGATCCGCGCCGAGTTCCTGGACACGGAGACCGGCGAGCTGCGACCGCTGTCGGAGAGCACGATCCACCGCGCCCTGCGCATGTACGGGCTGCACCCCGATCAGTTGCTGGCCCCGGCGCCGGTGACCGAGATGGCCAGCAAGCACCCGAATCACGTCTGGCAGATCGACGCCTCACTATGCACCTTGTACTACCTGGGCAATGGCGCCAAGGGTCTGCAGGGCATGGAAGGGCAGGTTTACTACAAGAACAAGCCGGGCAACCTGGAGCGGGTGTCGGCCAACCGGGTGTGGCGTTACGTGGTGACCGACCATACCAGCGGCTGGGTGTACGTCGAGTATGTGCTCGGCGCCGAGAGTGGCGAGAACCTTTGCTCGGTGTTCATCAACGCCATGCAGGTGCGTGGCGCGGCCGACATGATGCACGGCTGCCCGGTGATGATCGTGACCGACCCCGGCGCCGCCATGACCGGCGCGCTGTTCCGCAATCTGTGCCGGGCGCTGGGCATTTCCCTGGTGATCAACGCGGTGGGCAACGCCCGCGCCAAAGGCCAGGTCGAGAACGCCAACAACCTGGTGGAAACCAAGTTCGAACCCGGCCTGAAGCTGCGGCCGGTGGCCAATCTGGACGAACTGAACGATTTGGCCCGTGCATGGCGCGAGAACTTCAATGCTACCGAAGTCCATCGTCGCCACGGCAAGACGCGCAGCGATGTATGGATGACGATCCGCGCCGACCAGCTGATCAAGGCCCCCGCGGTCGAAGTGTGCCGCGAACTGGCCGTGGCCGAGCCGGAAAGCCGCAAGGTCACCCCGAAGCTGCGTGTGTCCTTCCACGGCCGCGAGTACGACGTCTCAACGGTGCCGGGTGTGATGGTCGGCGAGAAGGTGATGGTCACCCGCAACCCATGGCGCGACGACGCCGCCCAGGTGGTGCTGGTGGGCGAGGACGGCCGCGACGTGTTCCACGTCGTCCATGAGGTGTTCAAGGATGAAAACGGCTTTTCCGAGAAGGCAGCTGTATTTGGTGAGAGCTACAAGCGTCACGCCGACACCCCGGCCCAGACCGCGCTCAAGGACATCGAGCAGCTGGTCACCGGCACCGACAGCCAGGCGGCGGCCGAGGCGGCGCGCAAGGCCAAGTCCCTGCCGTTTGGTGGCCAGC